AGCACTAGTACCACTTGATGTACTAGCAAGTTCAGTCAAAAGAGTGCTATTTAAAAATGTTTTTAAGTCTGTTCCTGTTTGGTCAAATTTACCTTTTAGAGTTGAAGCACTTAAACCATCTGTAACATTTGGTAAATCTGATAAAGAAGCTATATTATTTACAGTTACTGTACAATTTGTAAATGCCACTTTCTCACCTCGTCTGACTTCCATATGTGGAAGCTAAGTTTATTGATAAAACTGTTAATGTTTCTGACATATTATCATTATCTAACATTATCTTAAAATAAACAAACTTCTTAGCTTTTATTTTAAATCTAAATGGTTGTGGATTACCACTTACTGCGAATGAAAAATCTGCAAAGTCCATTGCTGAGAATGTAGCTAAATCATAAGTTGCGGTATACGTTTGACTTGATTCATTATAGTTAGTTTGATATGTAATATCTACTGAAGATTTACCTTCAGGTTTTATAGATAACCACATCTGATAAATGTATTTCTGTAAATATTCTGCATCAAAATCATAGAATCCTGATTCCCAATGAGAATCAATAGCAGTTCCATTATCATCAAAAAATGATGAAGAAAAATATGATATTTGACCATTATCTGTACCTATATAGAGTAAATCATCTATAATATATAAATATGAGATTGAATCATCAAATTGGAATTTATACCATACGTCAAGCCTATAGTTATATACAAAAGCATCTTGTCCTAAACATATAATATATTCATAATTTTTTTCCCAATCTATGGTTAATGCTTGTGATAAGTCTATAGCATCTAAAGAAACCTGTACTCTTTTAGAAATATACCTTGCATTTCTTTCATCTTGAACTGATGTTCCAATAAATTCATAAATACCCTTAAATATGGATACAGGATTATTTTGAATAACTTGAATTTGACCAAGTGCTAAATTTCCAATTACTTTATTTAATGTTTTTAATGGGAAGCTAGGATATGTTATTCCATCTATTAAAGTTGTTTCATAAAAGGAAAAGTAAGCACCACTAATATCTGTATATATAATTTGTCTATCATACTGTTTGGTTATACCTGTTATTACAGTTCCTGTATTTCCTACATCATTATAAAATAAAGCAGGAAAGTATGAAGCGGAAGGAAGTCCATTAGCTATATTTGAATAATAATATCTATTTGTTCCATTTCCTGTAATTTTACCATATAAGAATATTCTAAAATCAGTATTTCCACCAAACTGCATACTATATTTTCTATCTGTTACTTCAGTTCTTGATATAGAAACCTTAGAAGCAAAGATACTTATGTTTGATGTTCCTGTTCCTGGATTTGAAACGAATGTAATAGTTCCATTTGTAGTATTTACTGTATAATCCGTTGTTAAAACTTTTAATGTTCCATTTAAATATACAAAATCAACACTATCTAAATTAGTAATATTTGTATTATCAAACTTAATATTGTAAGTAAGTGTTAAACTTACACTACTTATTATAGTTTCCCAACCCTTTGCATAATAAACTCGAATAGTATTTGGATTAGCTACAGGTTGAGAAATAAATCTTATAGTCCCTAATTGAGTATTGGCAACATAATCTGTAGTTACTGTTTTAAGTGTGTATAAATTTGTAGTGGAACTGAATAAATATACATTATCTACACTTTTAAGATGTGATTCTGCTAATTTATAAACTAATGGAGTCCATGTGCTAGTCACTAATCCTAATCTTGCTGCAGCAATATCTGCATAAGTTCCTGCAGTTACGATAAACCAAATTGATTTATCTGTATGAACATAGTAACTACCTGCACTTGTATTTATGTTTGCAGCAGAAACTTCAGTTAATGTAGCTCCTGCACTATTTTTAACTACCATAATTGCATCTACGCCTGTTGTTCCTGCTACAATGCTATTCACAGGAGTTGTTTTAATAACATCTACTGAAGCATATGTAGTTGTATCTTGACTATCGTATTGAGTAGCACTTATAGACTGCTCAGAAGCACCTGTAAGCGATTGATATCTCTTATTGGTAAGATTGTTAAGCGATTCGAATTCGGAAGCTTCTGTGCCATCGTACAAGCTTGAAATAGATACTAGAGGAATATATCCTGTTACTTTATCATATGTTGTTCCGTCCCAATAATAATAGTCTGTTCCGTCCATGATATATAAGCTTATTGCATTAATTGAAGATACAGTTGTCCCTAATGTGTAAGTGGTATCTTGATATGTAAAGAAGTTTGTAATTGCGTCTGTAAGTGATACTGTAGCACTATATAATTTTTGATATATATTTGTAGTTCCTAATCCAATTCTTGCAGCTGCTATATTTGCATATAAGTTTGCAGGAAGTATAATAAATATTGTTTTATCTGTATGATAATAATATTTAATTTTAATTCCATTTATAGATACAGGAACGGCTACTGTTTGAGAAAAATTAATGTTATATGTTCCTGCTCCACCCGTACCTGTTCCTAATGAAACTATTTTAGTTCCTGTAGTTATCCCTGTACCAACTATATATTGACCGATAGCAAAAGTTCCTGTAAGACTTCCCGCAACTGTTAATACAGTTGTAGCAATTGTTGAAGATGTTGAACTTGCATCTGCTGTATTAATATTCGCTTGTGCAATTTCACTTAATGTATTTGCACTAGAATCTGTATATATATTGAATCCATCTATTCCTGTTGTACCTGCTTGTATAGGAGCTAGTGTTAATGCAGTTGTTATAACTACATCAACATTTGCATAAGTAGTATTATCTAAACTAGCATAAGAAGTTCCACTAAATATTTGCCTGACCCATATATTGCTATTCATAGCAAATAAGAAATATTCAATAGAATTTATAATTCCATTGAAAATTCCTCTTATGTTGTATACTCCATATGATGAAAATAATTGACTATATCCTTCTCTTTTTTTTAATTTATAATTTTCAGTTATCCTGAAATTAGTCATATCAGGACTTTCGCCTAATTTAAGTTGAGTGTCACCTGTGCTATCTTCATTTAATCCTAAGAACCTATCTATTTTTGTTGGGTTAGAAGGTTTTTGGACTCTAACTTGTGCCATCTAAACCCCTCCATACATATTATAAATTTGTTCAGAACTTGCAGCTTGTTGTCTTGTTCCTAAGAATTTAAGTTCTTCATATCTTTGGTTAAAGAAAGATGAAGTAGCTGAATTTTCTATAAGTAATAAATGTGCAGCAATTCCATATGGTAATATGGTTCTAGCTGTAATATCATCAATTACTAAAGTTTGACTTAAATCAGTTGATGAATTTCCAACACCTGTAAATGTTAATAAAGCAGGAATAGGTTTATAAACAATTCTTAAATTTCCGTCAAAGTAATAATCAATATAAAGTTCATTTCTGCCTTCCCACTTAAAGTTAGCAAACTTTGTATATTGTCCAAATGTACTATTAGCTAAATCAACAAATTCAGCAACTATTTGGTCTACACTTTTAAAATCAGTAGGCATTTCTTTTTGAACCCATGGGCGATAATCAGGCACTTCTGTGCTTGAAAGAAAAGGGACATTGAACAATGCTCTATTCACATTTCTATAGTAGTTAGTTCCACTAAATCGAATTCGTGATGCAGTTGCATTAGCAGTAGGAGTTACAATCCCTTTAAATGCTTTGAATCCACCTGTTGTACTACCTGTTGCTGAAATAGTAGCTAATGTATTCCAAGAACCTGTATAATCTTCAATATATACTGTTCCAATATTATCAGTTTCAAAGTAATACGCTTTAATAGAAGAATTAGTTTCAAAGTTTACATCAGTTCCAATAAATTCTTCTACTGTAAATCCACTATTTAATCCAAATTCATTTTTAATTGGTTTGTTTGAAATAGAAAAAGTTGAAAAAAGGTCGCCTTGTTTTAATAACTCTGCTTGTAAGATGTTTATAATTCCGTATATTTTAACACGATAGCCAACAACATCAGATTCAGTAAGAGAACCTGCTGTGTTTCTTTCGTCCATTAAATCCATAGTTAAATTAAATACATTATCTACAGTTGTACTCATATTTCACCTCTTACTCTATCATACTAATAACTGTTAATACTCTATCCGCACCTTGATTTACAGGAGTTGCTGCAGTACCGCTTCTAATCTTTAAGTATCTAGCACCATGAAATGTAGCAGTTGTAGCAATATTTATAGATTGGTTTGCAAGTGCTGCAGTTGTATTAGCTGTTAATTCTGCTGTTAATGAAAAAGCGTTATTATAAGTTATACCATCTAATGAGAATTGAAATGTTAAAGCTGCTGCAGTCCAACCTGCTGACATGATAATTTCTGTCAAATGTCTATTACCTAAAGAAATAGCATCTGATAAAGATGCACCATTTAAAATAGTTACTGTTCCTGTTGTTAAGAATATACCTTGATTCTTAGTTGTTTGAATATAAGTTGGCATTATTTATCCTCCTTGTGCTTTCGATAATGAACTAATAAGTCGCCTTTTTTAATAAATGAATTATCACAATATTTGCATTTATATTCAGTTAATTTTATTTTGAAATGTGGATTTAATTTTTTAATTATATGTTCGTTGTCGGTTTCATATTCACCGTTATTGTCGAATTTAATATATCTTATTTGTCCTATTGGTTTTTTAAATTTAACTAAATAATTAGGCTCAGATATGTATTTCATTTTTACCTCTTTTTTGAAATAAGGGGAGGATTACCTCCCCACTATTTTTATGGTAATTCTACATAGATTGCTCCAACTGTTTGAACTCCAACAGTAAGTGCGATTGTTTGTACTCCTGCTGATACTGTACCAACATCGCCGCCTTCGAATACGAAGAAGTAAGTTTGGTTTGCTCCTAGTGTTGTAACTGTAGCTGCTGAAATTGCTTTGCTTGCCCAAAATGTACCTGCTGAAAATGCAATGGTCGCACCTGTTGTAACTGTTGTAATAATTAAAAGACTTCTAGTGTAAACACCTGTAGCTGAAGGAGTGATTGTATGTGATCCTGCTGCTAATGTTACGAATGAAGTGTTAGTTCCAAGTGCTAAACCTGTAACTGTGGTTGGACTTGTAGTTGTTCCATATGCTGATATTACTGTTCCTGCTACGTTAGCCATTATATTTTTTCTCCTTTATTATTAAATTGTTGTTTCTGCTCCATAAGTTAGAGTCGAAGTGTGTAAAAGATTTGGTGAAATAACTTTACCACCATATACATGAAGACCACGAATTGCAGTATCAAAAGTATCGATTAAACGAACACTTTCAGTTTCCATAATTTGCGATGCAAATGCGATTGAGTTATAAGCTCCTGCCATAACTTTAGAAACAGGTGATGCTATAGTGTTTGTATTTACTACTTGGTTAGTTACATAGATATCAAAACCAAGAGCATCAGTCCAAGATAATCCACCTGTACCATTGACACCATTATTGATTTGGAATTTAACGCCTGCAAGTTCTAATTTCAAACGAACCCATGGTGGAATAATCATAAACATGTCCGCATCAGATACGTTTACTTGTGCAAGTGATTGTTGGATTTCGCCAATAGTTGAAAAAATATTTGCTGAAGTAACAGTTGCACTTGAAGTTAATCCTGCTTGACCATGAAGACCCATGATGAAACTATCAGCAGCTTGTTGTAGTTTATAAGCTGCTCTTGATGCTTGACTACCTTTTAAATCAACGTTAGCTTGTGCTTTTTCAATATCTGTTACTTTGAAAGCAAAGTATTGTTGTTGATTGATTAGTAATACTTGAGAAGCATCTTGTAAACCCTCATAAGTGATAGTAGAACCTGTGTAAGAATTAATAGTTGGGTCAGAAAGTCCGTTAAAGATTACAGTGTCACCAAACTTTTTGATTTCACCTTCTGCTTCTAATGTACATACACGTTTAGCAACTAGATTGTCCTCTAGTGTTCTAAGAATTTTTGTAGACCATATTTGTGGGATAAAATTTGATACTGACATTTTTCATTTCTCCTTTACCATTTTTTCATGGATTCATTTATTGTTTTCCAATTTGAATTTACTTCTGCTGTTGACATTTTAGTTACTTGTTCTTTAGAGTAAAAAGGAACATTCACTCCATTAGACCTAACCGCACCAATAGAAGCTGAAGCATTTTCTTGATTCTTCTGTTCAATCATTTCTGATTTTTGAGTAAGACCAAGTTTCTGTCTTAAAATTATATTCTCATGTTTCATGTAAGCGTCCGTCAAGCTTCTGCCTTTTTCTACTTCTTGCCAAACTTCAACAGGGATAGTGTCAGCTTTCACGTCAGGATATGCTTCCAAGAAATCTTGAAAATCCCGCTGTTGTTGTGTTTCTTTTTGTTGCGTTTCTTTTTCACTTTCGTATCTATCACGAAATTTTTTGTTTTCAATCAATTCTTGTATTACTTCTTCAGGAATATCTTTCTGTTGATACTGCTCGGTCAATTCCTGTTCTCTTAATGCTTGTTTGTATTCTGATTCAGTAGTAATACTACTACCATTCCACTCATAACCTTGTTCAGATATATAAGCATCTCTTGCTTCTTGCTTAGCACGTTCTACTGCTTTTTCATAGTTCATACCTTTTTGTGCAAGTTCTCTAGCTTGTTCTCTGTCTAAACGTATTTGTTCTTTATTATATTTTATTTCTAAAAAGTCATTCTCATTACTTTCGGATATAACTTCAGAACTGCTTTCATTATTCTGACCATTATCTTCTATCCCTACATTAACTGTTTCGATGATTTGGTTATCATCCATATATAAATTCTCCTTTGCCATGGTGGGCAATATAGTTTAATTACTTCATTTTTTTAGCATAGCTTTTTACTTTTGGCATTGCAGCTTTTTTATAACTTCCCATTTTTGAAGAAGCTTTAGCTGGTTTTTTGCCCATCATAACTGCCATCATCATACCTACTTTATCTTTTTTACCCATCATATTACATTCCACCTCCTTGCATTGGCTGTTGTGGTTGCATCATTAATTGCATTATCTCTTGTTCTTGTTGGTCAGGTGGTAAAGATTGCAATCTTTGTTTCTCTTGTGGTGGTAAAGATTCTACATATTTAGCCATTTGCTCATATATGAATTGTTGTTTTACATCTTTATTCTTAATATCTTCAAGCAATGATTGCTTTTGAGTAATTAAACCAACAGGTATTCTTTCTAAATATTGTTTGAAGGTAATTGCTTCTTGTTGTAATAGTCTATCTAGTGTTTCGATAGATGCAAGTTCTGACCAATACGAAGATGCTCCAACTTCAACCTTAAGTCTAAACTTCATATTTTTTAATTCATCAAAATTAAATTCAACTACTTGGCTTTTACCCATTACTTCAGCATCAATCTTACGAGTTCCGTAATAATTAGCCATAAAGTCTAACCATATATATCCTAAATCTTCAATGAACTGATACATATT